TGCAAATATGCCGAGTGCTTCGTGTTCGCCCACACCTAAAGACATTGCGTCTTCTGGAGTAATTCTATTGATAACTCTTGCGGCTCTTGCTGCTCCAATTAAACTTCCTGCACCTCTGACACTATAAATAGTTGCATCGTCACCATTTGTTTTTCTGATGTGATGAACGGGCTGAATGCTACTATTTGTATCTCTGGCTAGCTTTCTTAGCATTGCCACAACTGCCTGCACTGACCCATTGTTGTTTTCGTTTACAAGATGAGCCGACACAAACGGATCGAGGATTATTACACCAATATTATGCTCTTTGATTTTATCTGACATAAACTTTAGGAGCGCATCGTTTTGTATTAATCCATCTCTGCTTTCTGCTGCCAGTGTAATCTGTATGTCGTCCTCACCATCCATAAACAGTTTACCGTCAATGTCTTCTGGCGTGATGTTAAAGTGCTGCATCGCGGCTATTGTACGCATTTCCAACTCAACTCTTGGGTCTTCAAGGTTAATAACCCAGACATTTGATTGCTGCCTGACTGCCACACCGATTAGCGGCTTGCCTGTTGCAATTGCTAGTGCCTCCACAATCGTTAGAGATGTTTTACCAATACCTCCTGCTGAAGCTGTCACACTGATATACTTCTTGATATAATCATAACCATACACCCACTCTCTGCGAGGCAGCGTGAGCGCATTGAACGTCTTATAAGGCGTAGGCCATGTTTGAGGCTTATCGTCCTCTGTGTAGCTTTCTGTTGGCTCTGTGGGTATGTTTAGAGCTTGGTTTTGCTGTTCCATTCTTTCTTGGATAGGATCGGGCGGCGGCGTCCATCCTTTTTCCCTGGCTCCATCTATGGCTTGCTGCACTTCTAGCCTTGTGTCATCGACTGAGTATCCTGACAGTGTGAAGCTATCTGTTATGCTATGTATTTCTTCGTCTGCCAGTCCTTTACTGACATATGATCCAACTAATCTGACGATATTATTGTGCCAATCGTCACCTTGCATGATGCTTTGAGATGCTAATTGTCTATCCATTGCCTGTTGGCCTAAATCAATTTCAAAGTTTGTAACTTGATTTTTAGGCACTTCTTTTTTTGGGAATGCTCTCATCATTCGTTCGAACTCTACTGGCTCTCTTTCTGTTGAGAAATTTGTACGCATTGTAACGAGCTCTGGCACATATCCTTTTTCTGTTTTCTTTTGATTGGGCCATGAGACTGTTCCTGCTACGCGCATTATTCGGCTAGGATTTACGACTGCTGCATCTGTTTGCAAGCTTGATGCAATTGATTTTTGCACTTCTTTCCAAGCGTCCAGGTTGTAGCATGGCTCTTCGAGCTGCCAATATGCATGGCCTCTTGAGAACGGCTTTGTTCCTGTTTTGACTGACATTGTGAATTTCGGTCCTGCAAATGACAGGATATTTTCCATTGCGCCTTCTGTATCTGCGTCTGCAAAGCAGTATAATGCGGATAAAATATCTACATCTTTTGCGGCTTTGCCTGTTTGTATATTGGCTTTTGCGTCAACTGGATTGATGCACATGTATATATTTTGTTTGGCTTTATTCATTGCAGTTGCGTGTTTTACAACTTCTTCGATATTATCTGCCGAAAATCTTGCCACTTGTATTGATCCAACTGGACTGATAGCTCGTATTTCTATTAATGCACTAGGTAACTCTTTCCAATTCTGAGTTATCTGTGTTATAAAGCTAAAAATGATTTCGGCTTTGGGAGCTATTTCACTCATATTAGTTTCCATTTCCATTTCATTTTTTCCTCCCTGAACTTGGGCGGCATCTCCCAGCCGCCCATTTTTTTGTTCAGAACTCCATGTCGTCTGTAGTTACTGCTGGAGCTGCTTCAACAACTGGCTTTGCCTCTTCTGTTGCAATCCCTGCTGCTGCTCCTTCTTTCAGACAGTCTGGCCTATCAACCCATTTGACGATCTCAAAAACAGGGTAGCAAGTTGAGCCCTTAGTAAATTTAAGCTCTTTTGCTTCTGTCATTTTAATCAAGGGCATTTGGCCTGCACTCGGTTGGTCTTTAAACTTGGGAGCAAGTTCTGTGAGCGTTGACCAGACTGCTGCGCCTGCCTGTTCCCACATAGCAACCTTACCGCTTCCAATGGCGCATTTGATTGACATTCCTTTCTTCCAATCTTCGCCTGGCTTTCCCATCATTTGATTTACTGATGGGTTCCACTTCCATTCTGGCGCTACTCCTTGAATGCCTTCTGACTTCTGCCAGCCTGTTTTAAGGCTATCTAGGTCAATGACAAAACCAGTTGTTTTAGCTGTGGGGTATTCGTCTTTTGCTGCTCCTTCTCTGAGATAAAAGTTTTTTGCTCTGACAGCTCCATCTTGTGTGCCCCTTGCAGACCACGACAGAAATGTATTTATATCGCTACCAGTATTTCCTAAGTCTATTTCAAACATTGTTGTTCCTTTCACTTGTTTGATTTGTTGACGTTGTTGTGCTGCTCTGACCCTCGCAGCGTGGGTTTACTCAAACACATCAAAATCATCATCCATGACCCAACCATCGCTCGTTCTTTTTTCTGTTAGGTCATTAACGATCTGATCGTTTATTAAATCCATTATTTTGTATTTGCCTTCGACTGATCCGCCTGCTCTAAATTCGACATGCGCTTTGATTTTATGAGGCCAGAAGTTTACCTTTTCTCCACCGATCTCTGCTTGGACTTGCCACGGTGCATCGTCATAGTTTGGAAAGTAAAACCTGATGCTATCTTTATACATCGACACAATGTCTCTAAAATCGTAGCAGTTACGCATAAAGTCTTTATCTGCGTTCGGTTTCCAAGCATGTGATTTATGAAACTCATATGTCATATAGCTTCTCCCTGATTTCTTCTGAACCGTTCCAGTAAAACGAACCAGGGTTAACTGGTATAACTTGCCGAATGTCTTCCTTACTGCCTGCTCGTAAGAACTTCTCAAGTCTGCTGATTTGCTTTTTAGCTCTTGCAAGTAACTCACTTGGGTCTCCATCTTCTAATAAACTTACCTTCTTTGGTGTGACGTATAAAAACTTAACTGCCTGGTTGCCGTTTGCCTTTTGGTAGATTGCACGTTGTAACTGATGTTCTAACGACATTGTTGATGGCATTCGGCCCGTTGTTTTAAGGTCAATAATTATTCCATGATCTGGAAAGACTAAATCTAGGAAGCCAATAACAGGTATTTCGAAGTCTTCTGTCTTGGCTGTTATATTTATTTTTACCTGACCACTTTCTGGAAACTCTGGTTTGCCATATGGCTTTAGCTCTTCCAATGCCAACTGCATACAAGGTTCGATCATATTGCGCTCTTTAGTTGTTTTCTCTGATCCTATTAGGAAAGTATTGTCAAACTTCTTCAGAGCAGCCTTCAGAGCGTCCTCTGGCTTCTGCTTGCCTGTCAGTACTGCCACCACTGCATCCTCTGTGCAAATGCCTCTCATAGCAGGAGCTGACATTGGCCCACGCATTCCGAATAGATAACTTGCAACCCATACATCTGGCGCGTTTGTCCAGAGGTTTATGCTTGAGGCCGAGAGATGCTTGATTTTATGTTTTTCAAATCCGTTCATGTTGTGCCTGTTTTTTTAAATACTTGGTAAAGATCGGTCTGAACATTGATGGCAGCATTTTTATAATCATTGTTTTGTCATTAAAATACAGCTCAATCTCTTGCGGTTTTTCATCGTCTAAATTTGTTAATCCCCAACCGACTACATCTTTAAGATTAATTGTTGTCTCATGGTAGCCGCCATATTTATACTGCAATACGCTTATCCACTGATCCATTTGCTGTCTCCTAAATATTCATTTCCACAACGACTTCATCGCCGCACGTTATGACAGATTGGCTTTCTCCTTCGCTTTCCCATGCCGTTTGGATAGCTGAGTATAAGTTTAAGTTTTTGTTTTCGACATGTGCAGTGAGTTGGCCTTCACGATCTGCAAGACTGATTAAATCTTTACGCAACGAAGGATCGATCTGTAAATATGCTCTCATAAGGCGTTCAATCCTCCATGCTTCGCCATCACCGAAAAATTCAATATCAATTTTATCCATTAGTTTTTTCCTTTCCATAGAGTGCAATCAGTGCGGCTTCTGCTCTGCCATCATCTTTTACACGTTTAAATAAATCTGCGCTTTTCGGAAACCTCTGCGTGGCAAGTCCTCTGCTCACACCTTTGTCTCTGCTTAATCCGAAATGCCCTTTCCACTTTGCAGGGGTGACTAAGTGCATTGGTATTTTGTGAGCTGCGACTGCCATCTGGGTTGCGCCGTATGACTGCCCAAACCGAAACATACTTGATACACCCTGACCACGCATTGCACCGACTTGCTCTATAAATGCAATGTGCTGCTCGTCTGCCTCTGGTTTCATTATTTGATGTAGTTCGTGCAGATTGAGCTCTGTTTTGCCTTTTGCGTTCTTAACTACTGGCATGTCGTACACTTCGATATGCATCTCATCAGGCCAGTAAAAAGCAATGGCTCCAGAGAAACCTGGGTCTATGCCTATATATATCATGCTGCCTCTTTTAGTTTGACGCCGTTTACTTTGAGGAAAAGCTCTAGCGCCTCTTCTGTTAAATCTCTTAGCGTTGGCGCTTCCTCTCTGCGTTCTTGCAGCTCTCGCATTCCATCAGCTAACTCCACTCTTATTCGGTGGTTCCACTGTTCTTTGTTTTCTTTCATCGTATCCCTCGATAGTTGCTAGCTTTACAATATAAATAGTGCTAGCAATTTTTTTTTGCAATAGTTAATTTTTTGCTAGCAAAAGTATTGACAAGTTGCTAGCAAGTATTTATATATAATGTATAAGCAAAAAGGAAAACAAAATGGCTAAAGTTTATAAACCAATTCTTGAGATGAGATGGATACACACAGACATCGAAACTGGCAAAATAACAAGCAATAAAGTTATTGAGTATGACAGATCAGAAATGTTGGAAACTTTTACTGCAAAAGAGCGTAAGACAATTAGAGAAGGTAAAACTATTAATTGGACTTACGGTGGCGCTAACCACAATCTTTTTACTACAGTTGGATACAAAGTTTAAAAATTAATAAAAAGGAAATGGAAATGACAAATAAAAAATATGAAAACGCATTATCAAATGCTTACGATCTTCTTAACATGTGTGATGATTTAGAGCCACGTTCTGCTCTCAAGCAGTGTGCAAGTGACAATGGTATCACTGAGGGAACTGATCTACAGTCTTTTGTCTTTTGGGCAGAAGAGCAGATGTATGGGTAATGACAATGAACAAAATAGATGAACTAAAGTTCGAGATAGTCTCAGAGAAGAAATACATAGAGAGACAGAAGCAGACTATAGAAAACTGCAAGAACTATTGGGGGCAAGGCGTTCGGCCTTCCTCTGCTAGTGCCGACATTGCAATGGAGGAAATTATTCTGGAAAATGCGAAGGACAGATTAAAAGAATATGAAGATCAGTTAAGGGAGTTGGAAAATGATTGATTGGCAAGACAGAATTATCTTTGTGATAATGGTAATATTTATTACGATACTTGCGGCAAACATTGATAGCCTAATGGTGATGCAATGAAGACGCCACACAAGATGAACCTAAAAACTTATTTCAGGCATAAGGACAAAGGAAAAGAAGATGCAGTTAAAACCAGAGGACAGAAATACGAGGGACAGTTTAAAGAGGGAGATAGATCGGTTGGAGCCGTTAGCTCTGATGAAAGAAGCACCGCCTTCAGTAAAACAACAGTATCGTGAAGCTAAAGAGGCAATGGCAGTATTAATAAAAAAACTTCGAGAAGAAGGTGTGAGAATATGATTGAGAACTTCGTAAAAATATTTAAAGAGCAGAATGGCAGAAACCCAACTGAAGAAGAAATGGGAAAAGCTATGATGAAAGCAGCAGAGCAAGAAAGGGATAGGCAGCGCAAAATGCTGTACGGGACATCTAAAAACATAACATCAGAAAAGCATTTTAAGCTTTTGAAGAATAACGGTAAGAGAAATAAAGCATGAACATAAAATATGGAAGTTTATGCTCTGGGATTGAAGCCGCAACTTCTGCTTGGCATTCACTTGGTTGGACGCCACAGTGGTTTAGCGAGATAGAAAACTTTCCTAGTGCATTGTTAGAACATCATTATCCAGATGTGCCTAACTATGGAGATATGACAAAATTTAAGGAGTGGCCTAATGACCGATCAATTGAACTTCTTGTTGGAGGAACACCCTGCCAAAGCTTCTCAGTCGCAGGACTTCGAAAAGGACTTACTGACCCAAGAGGGAACCTCATGCTCACCTATCTTGCCATTGCTGCAAGATATAGCCCCAGATGGTTGGTTTGGGAGAACGTCCCCGGCGTCTTGTCATCAAACAAAGGAAGAGATTTTGGAACCTTCCTCGGGGCGTTGGGCAAACTCGGGTATGGGTTCGCCTACCGAGTGCTTGACGCTCAGTACTTCGGAGTGGCCCAAAGACGCCGCCGTGTGTTTGTTGTCGGATACCTTGGAGACTGGAGACGTGCCGCAGCGGTACTTTTTGAGCGCGAAAGCATGTCAGGGCATTCTGCGCCGAGCCGAAAAGAGAGGGAAGAAGTTGCCAAGTGCCTTACAAGTCGCGTTGGTCAGGCATACGATGCAGAAACAGAGCAGTTCGTAACAGATAATAAATGGCCAGCAGATACTGCTTCAACACTCAACGCAAGCTTTGGAGACAAACAAGGTTTAGAAGATCAACATATAAATAGCGGCGCACCTTTGTTTGTTCCTGCACATGAAAAAGTTGGAACATTGACTGCTAGTTATGGTATGGGCGGCGTTGACATTGAAACGAAGCCAGTTGTATTCGGCGCACAGAATAGTTCTAAGCAAGGGTTAAGCGCGTCAACAGAAGTATCGCCAACACTTGATACGAGCAATACGCCAGCGGTTGCAACGCATTCAGTCGCTGGAACAATGCTTTCTAGAAATGCATCTGGCGGTTTTAGCAATAGTATTGACCACGCGGCGGCTGGATATATGGCTATGCAAGACATGAAAGTCAGAAGACTTACGCCAACAGAATGTGAACGTCTGCAAGGCTTTCCAGATAATTTCACCCAAATACCCTATCGAAACAAAAACGCAGAACAATGCCCAGATGGACCTCGATACAAAGCTCTTGGCAACTCTATGGCTGTGCCTGTCATGCGCTGGATCGGCGAAAGAATAGAAAAGATTGAGAAAATTAAATAAGGAGCAGACAATGGAGCATTTTACTCTCGCTATATTTTTATATTACATGAACGGCAACCCTCAAGAAGCTAAAGTATGGTTTGCCAGTGAGGACGACTGTTGGAGCGTCATTATGGACAATGAAAGTTTTTACGAAAAAATAAACGCACATGGAGCCTGGTGTGAAGTCAGCGACATACCAAGCAAAATAGTTAAACCAAAAATCAGACCGTGGTGATATTAAATGATTGAAAAATATGTTAAACTTCGCGCAACACGCAATAAGACAGGTTTTTCAATTGCCATACAAAGACAAGCAAAAACGTGTTGCGTATGCAAAAACGTATGGCGCTGGTTGGTATCAGCGCAATCGTGAGCGCGTTATTGAGAAAAACAGGTTACGCAAAAAGAAGCAACGAGAGAAGTGGCAGGCATTCAAGGCAACTCTGGAGTGTTCGTTCTGCGGAGTTAGCAACCCAGCCGT